CGTGAATGTGCCACTTACACTTGCAACCTCAAGTACGTTAGTTGATGAATTCCAAGTTCTTACTCTTGCAGTTGTTCCACTTGTCTGTCCTGTTACAACCTCATTAAATATAAAGTCACCTGTTGAGTCCATATCAGGAGTTCCTACAGTAATTGATGGAGATGTGCTATATCCAAGACCTGCATTTATAATTCTTATTTGTGATACTACTCCTGCAGAGTTAAGAACTGCAACTACAGAGGCAGCAGCAACTTTTGTTCTATCTTTAATACTTAATTCATTTAAAATTGTAACGGTTGGATTTTGAGTATAACCTGCACCAACGTTAGTAAGATTGATAGCAGTAACTGTTCCAGATGTTCCTATGGTGGCGGTTGCAGTAGCAGTCGTTCCTACCCCTACTGGACTACTGATTGTAACTGTTGGGGCAATAGTATAGTAAATACCAACATTTGTAAGAGAAACTGTAATTGATCCACCTACACCAGTTGTCGATGCAGTTGCTATGGCACCACCTGGATTATCGATAGTTACAGTTGGTGCCGTAGTGTATCCGCTTCCTCCAGAGATAACAGTTATAATTCCTACTGTGCCGTCAGCAATTCCTGAGGTTGCAGCGGCACCTGTGCCACCCTTTCCACCATAGAATTTAATCTTAGGAGCAACTGTATATCCTGCACCTGGATTGGTGATAGGAACAGTTTGCACCGACTGTAATCTTGGATTAGCATTAAGATTGCATACGTTAATACCACCAATCATGGTAGCAGTAGCAATACCGGTTATGCCTGTAGATGGAGCAGAAGATATAGCAACAGTTGGAATTTCTCCATATCCTCCACCTCTGTTGGTAACGTTAATGAATCTTATACCACCAGATGTAATAATACCTGTAACAGCAGTAGCGGTTACACCTGTACCAACTAATGTCAGAGTATGTGTTATACCTTGAATAGTGCTGATTCCGTCTTCAGTCGTTCCATCGGGATCATCACCAACTAAGTTGTTATCAATTTCATCAATACCAGTTGCAAGAACTTCATCCTCATAGCGGAAGAGTTCACAAGTTAACTCATATGTATAAAGGTCTTGTAGTTGGTAGTATGGTTTTGCGTACTCAATATCTTTAATTTCATAAATTCTATCGTCAAGTGGAAACCAAATCAAGTCACCAGTTTTAGGTCTTGTGGATAATTTAATATTTGCTTGATCTTCGATTAGAGGTGAGATATAATTTTCATATCTTTCTCTTGATATTACAAGTCTTACTTCATCTCTAGATTCAATTCCAAATTTAGAGAGAAGATTACCTGCTCCAGAATATTGATCGTAGTTATCAATATAGGCTTCGAGTGGAAGCGCCATATCAAATTTTGACTGCACTACTTCACGAATGACAGATTTTTCTGTAATAAACTTTCTAGGGATGTAGAATATTTCTACTCCATAAGTTCTTAATTGCTCATTTATCAAATCTTGGACAAGATTTTGCTCAGATGAGGTGCCTTGAGTAAAAAAAGGATTTAATACCATTATATCAACCTATCATGTCAAAGGGAGGAAGTTCATAAGTATTTGACATTTGCTCTCTAATTATTTCAAGATCTTTATCCGCATCATCATAAATTTGACGCCCGTTTAGTTCAATTCCACCTGGTAGTTTAACACCTTGGAATTTAATTAAATTTTGACCCCACTGCCTTTTCATCAAGGCAGTCAAGTATCGTTTTAAGAATGAATCATTATAAACTCTTCCATAATCATTAGGATCTAATAGACGATAACAATCAATTATTATATAATCATCAACTGTTACACTTGACCAATCAAGATCAAGATACAATCTATCTTGTCTCTGGTTAAATCTTATTTGTTTTTCTGTAGTTAAAAGAAAATCAATATCCTCTAGATATCTTTTTGTTATTCCATAAGTCAAAATCTCCATGGAACTAAATGTGTAAATATCATTTAGAAAAAGTTGATATTTTACACTGAACATATTATTAGTTACAGTGTTAGATCCATCAAATTTAAAAATTTTGTTTATACCTATAACTGCCGGAGGAACTTGAAGATAGTTGCTATTTTCTTCATATGAAAAAGTAGTTGCAGTTCCTGCTATAGTTGTTTCAGCACTAGTGGTTACAATACCAACTGGATTACTACCACCTCTACCGCGACCTCTATCTATATCTGCTTGAGTAATTTTATATTTTAAATATGTTGATTCTACACCATCAAAGTGTCTTTCATGAAAATATTGCAGTGCATCATCAACTAGGTCATCAACTTGCTCGTCAGCGACATTAATTTCCAAGACAGGAGCACCCAACTGTCTTTTACAATAGTTTATGAGGTCTGTCCTACTTGCAGGTTGTGCCATCTATTCACTACTTTTTAATTATTTATGGAGCAGAGGAAATACCCTGATATACATACACATTTCCATTTACAATATTATAGTAAGTTGATCCAGAACTTACGAGTACATCATACATATATCTTCCCTCAGCGAGGTTCCTTGTATCTGTAGACCCCATAGAAACTTCCATAACACCACCTAAAGCACTAGTGATTCCAACTGTAAGAGTTGCGGCAGGGATAGTTGTAGACCCTATAGAAGTGCTCTTTCTTATTTGAGCAGATCCAGAATAACCACTTAAATTAAATACAGAACTTGCTGTGTTTAGTACATTAAATTTTGCTTTAAAGTCTCCGCCAGTGTAGATGCTTAAATTGGCACCATAAGGAATTCCAGAATCTGGATCAAAAGTAATGTTATTACTAGCCATTAGGGATACCTATTATTGACATTGTTTCTTGTTGTTTATAATATAATTTAGCAAAAGATTTTGCAATATTTTTTAGTTCTTCACGATCATCACAACTATCTATCTGTGATGCCAATTTAGTATAAGCAAATTGTTTTGACAGATTGCTTAGTTCAATACTATCTGGATCCATTTAATAACTCCTTAAGTAATAATTTAATTTCGTCAATGTCACCTTTTATGTTAGTAAGTTCATCTTCAATGTTCTGTACTTTTTGATTTTTTTCACTTTTCACTTCACGTCTCGCAAGATATTGATTATAATCAGTTTTATTTACATTAATGATGGATCCATTATTAGGATCTCTCGCTAAATCGGAGTGACCGTCAACTGTGTATTTTTCCATTATGCAAGTGCTATAACTCTTAGATCTTTGACTCTAGGGACATATACCTGACTTGTAGATGTAAGAAGAAGTTTAATTCTATAAGATCTAAATGCAGGTAATTGATCGATAGTAAATGTCATTTCTTTATAATCAAGATTTAAACTATCGAAGTTATAATTATCAGATCTAATAATTTTAGTATCTGACTGACCATCACTCAAACTAGAATCAATTACTTGACCTCTAGTGTTTAAATTATCATAACCAGGGAACAGTTGGAAGATAGGATCGAATCCTTGCTTCTCACTAATTGCGTATAGTGCTCTAATATCAGATAGTGCATTAACGTGAGCAGAAACAAGAATCTTCAGTGAAGACGCAGGATTTTCCAATACGACTTCTTTAGAAATGTATTGACATGCCGTAGGATCTTCTCTAAGAGTATTTACTCTTGAATCAGTTGCATAATTAGTAACTACACTATTAACTCTATTTGATGTTGTAATAACAGAAACTCTTTGTGCGTCAATCACTGGACTTACTCTTGTATCAACAGTTCCAAGGAACATTCTCATATTCAGGGATTTGTTTCCAGGAATGTTATCAAGTTTTGCAGTCTCATTAACTTTAGACGAAATCATCCTTGTAGAATCAAAGTAATTAGGTGTGTTAATATTAAGATCAGTAAATCCTTCATCGATGAATGGAATTTCATTTCCACTTATACTTTGACTTGATATTGTTCTAACCTCAGCATTAAGTGAAGTGCCACGAACTGTTACATTTTGAATAATTGGTGTAAGAATTTCAAATGGCATGTTTTGAGATGCTCTAATGTCATATCCACCAGCAGTTTTTGTTTTATTCATAAACAACTTGGGAAGACCAACATCATTACTTCTGTCATCCGCACTTGTACCAGTTCCTGTATTAAATGTTTCTGACATATCAAGTTTTACATTATATGAATCAAACGTAATTGGATTGTTTACTGTTACATCGTTTAGGTTATGTGTTTTGTTAAACCTATGTAAGTTAACTCCACCAAGTTCATATTTAAATACAGGTGTTCCAATTGGATAGTTAGCTTGATTATTACCTCTAGTAATAGTTCCACCAATGACATTTCCAGTTACATTAGTGTATTCAATAATCTCATTACCTATTTTCAAGAATCCAACATTTGTTGTTCCAACACCAACATTTTCAAAAGTATTAAAATTAGTTCCAGAATTAACAGAAATTTCACCAGTAGAACCAAGTGAGAATTCTGCAGAAAGTTTTGTTGGTTTAATATCGGGTTGAACATCACTAATAGCAACTCTGTTATCAGTAAAATACATG